GCATCGGTAAAGAACTTATGCGGTCCCCACTCGGCAAAGCTCTCGGGGTTGTTGCTGATACCAAAGTCCTCGACGCGGGCCACCTGCGTACCCAATACCTCAGGCACGGACGTAACCACGCTGGCGCCAGTAGCGTCGGTAAGCAGATTCTTCTCCGCCAAGACGTAGCTAATCTTATCCTCCTGCAACGTGAGGATATCGGTACGCCTACCGAAGAGCTTCTCTACAGGCCCATAGCTGTCCTCTAGCGGCTTGAAGTTGAGCAAGCCAAGGTTGAACTCATTGAGCTTGTTGATGTTGGTCTCATCGTTGATGACACCACTGTACGTCAGGTCAGCAAAGCGCCGCACCGCAGTGAACCGCTCGTCGCTGGTCGTAGTAACGCGGTTGCCCAAGGTAATGGGCTTGCCGCTAATCGAGTCACGAATCTTGTAGCTCTCGACACCATTACCAAAGCTGATGCAGTTGAAGAACGCCGTGTCGATGATGGCCGGTTGAGAATTAGTTTGATTCTGTACGTTCCCGTAATGCAGTCCATTCTGCTGGTCAATAAAAAACGACTGGCTCGACTCATACCACAGGTCGGGCAAAGCGGGCTGTGGTTCCGTCTCAAAGACGACGACATCAGTAGCCCGTGTAATAGCAAGGCTTGCTTTAACCCTAGACCTACGGTTGGGGCTGTTGCCACCGCTTACACCACCGCATTTTTCAGAGCCATAGATAATGAGCCATGGGCCGCCAGCAAGGCCCGGGTCGTACCATGCCATCTGACCTTCAGCAGGGGTAATCCCAAAACCCGGCGAGCCGGTAGTAGACAATGGCTGAACCGTCATCTCCGGCGGATTTCCGTTGGGGTCTCCGGTAAATCCCTCCGCTGCCTCGATGGTGGCAATCACGTCGTTTGGAATTGTCGACGGTCCGGTAGCGCCATAGAACCAGTCCATAATAGAGAGGTAATCGTCCTCCACCTCCCACGTATGGTCGAAGTCGAGGGTACGCTTATCGCACGCTCCCGTTCCGTCGCCTCGTCCCTGACGGGTAAGGCTGAACGTAAGGCGGATGCGGCTTCCTGCGGGTACAGGATTGAGGACACTAGAGGTTTTGTCGTTGAAGATGTATACGAGAACAGGATAGTCACCGGGGTTGAGAGCTCCGTTCTCCGTGCTTTGGTCTGCACCCCCGTTGGTTCCCGCTGACTGCTCACCGGGAGCGGTGTTTGACACGTTAGGAGAAGTGTACGAGAAGTCCGGGTTCATCTTCATGTACGTACCCCCAATAGCAGGAACGGGAGTGGCTCCGGTATCGTCAAGCTCACCTACAGCATATGCCTTCTTCTCTAGAACCTCAGCGTAAGTACATGACGTAACCGCACCAGACGTGTCGCTCTTCACCACATACCTATCCCCCTTCTCGACCTTGGCCGCGTTCTCCCCTTCGAGCAAGAAATAGACGTTATCACTATCGTCTGGATACACAAAATTCTGATTCGTATAGATGGTCTCGTACGTCTCGCTGTCGGGCTTGATGACAAACTTGTACCTCCTAGCCCAAGAAGGAGGAGACATAATAGACGGTATGTTGACCCGAATCTGATTCTGGAAAATAGAATCACCGCACTCAAGCTCCACTTTATTATTGGGCGAAACAAGGGCAGTGCTAGACCTCCCAAACTCATCCATGTATACGATGCCAATCTCATATACGCGGTTGCTGTGTAGGCTAGGAGAAGAAAATGTGGGCTGAGTATTGTCGGACTCGGCATCCAATGGAGTCTGAAGCAATGACACGTTGTATCCAAGCTTATTGGACAGGCCGTTGTTATTGACCATGTCGTACCCCTCGAGGTAGTTGCCGTACACAATCCTATTGCCCATCAAGGTCTGGGCCTTAGCCAGCCGAGGGACGTTGTCGTACAGCCGCAGTATCTCGCTCTCCGGGAGGATGGTGAAAATCTTCTGCTTGCTAAACTGAATGGTATAGTCGGAGTTATCCGTCAGGGCCGAGTCCGCCTTGTCTACCTTCTCAATGACGCGGATGATGTTGTCATCCATCTCCTTGAAAAGGATGTCGATACCCTTGACCAAAGAACTACCTGTACGTACCGTAACGTCACATACCTGAACAGAGTTGACCATACCCTCGTTGAGGTACGACTCGGTAGTGAAAGCAAAGGGCTCGCTCTCAAAGATAGGGGCGCTAAACTGTGACGTGGCCGAGTACTCGTTATTGGCATATTCCCAACGATACCCGAAGCACAGGAACCTGTCCTCCATATAGTCTTCGCGGGACACCACATCAACAGCAGTAACCACGGGAGCTGCATTGGGTGGTCGCTTGATGACAAGGATATCGTCAGCCAAAACGCCGCTGTCTGCAAAAGCCACGGGCTCGGGGTACGCCGTGCTGATATTGATGCGGCGTGGCGGATTGAAGTCGTCGGTAAAGAACAGTAGACCGTCAACCAAATTAATGCCGGTAATCAGATGCTGAGGGTCGAAGTTGAGAACGCTGGTACTCACCACATGGTACGTCAGCAAGTCGCTGCGCATATTGTACGATACGATGAGGTCGAGCTTTCCCGTGGCCCCTTCAGTAAACGAGGGGTCGTGGACGAACCAGTACATGGTCTCGTTGGCTCCGTCGCTATACGCCCCTAGGCACGTAGCGTTGGCGCTCAAGGCGGTGCCCGTAGGTGGGTAGACCAGAGTGGTGAGCTGCGTGTTGCCCTTGGTGTTTTCTACCGCACCAATCTCTGAGTCCTCGGTGGAACCCATGCGGATATTCTGAGCATCGATATACTCTCCGTTGGGGACAAGGCGCTCGTCGACGCTCTTGTTCATGCGCCCCTTGATGAAGTTCCGTACCAGATTTGCCATTACTTAATCCACTTGTCGCGACCACGCATATTCATAAGCAAGCGTCCCGGATGGATATTGCTGACTCGAAGCTTAGCGTTGCGTAGGAGCGCGTTCTTTTTCTTCCTTGCCCGATTCACGATATACTCTTGTACACCGAGCTTGGCGTCGAGGATAGAGTATTGGACGTAAGCGTAGACGTACTCCTCAAACATCTTATTCACGCTAATCTCAGCGTTGTCGCCGCCCTCCATGCCATCGCTGACGTACTCAAGGATACACAGCTCGTCAGCCATCTGGCTACTGAAGTTGATGACGCCGCCTTTCTTATTGATACTGAACGTAGGGTTGGCATTGGCCGTCTCGGTATTCAATCCGTAGCGGGCCCCGATGTTGTAGTCGAAGTACCAAGCCCCATCGCAGCAGTACCCCAGCTGCCCATCGAACTGATTGTTTGAGTTGAGATAGATGCTCTGCTTAGTCCCCGTAATCCTATCGTAATCGATAGTAGAATCTTGAGGGCGAAGGATAGCCCCTTGCTCGTCAAATAGGATGCGGCAGTTGTTGTCCTGCAAATACGCGGAGCTCCAGTTCGTCTGAATATTCTCCGTCAAAGGGCGCAAAACGCCATCCTTATACAAGCTGATGCGCACCCAGTTGACATAGTCGGGAGGGAGAACGAAGCGAAGTCGGTCGCATACGCTGAGCTCAAGAATCTTAATCTCTTTCAAGGAGTCGTAATTCAACTCCTGAATAGCCCGCTTGGCATGGAACAGAATCTTATACCTCTCCTCGTTATTCACGAGCGAGTGGTTGCCGTTATACATCAACAGGAAGTTGTTGACGATATCTTCTAGAGAAACGTATTGGTAGCTACCCCAGTTCGCGTCTTCGGGTGCGTTGCCCTCGTTCTCGTAATACTGGTAGTCTGTGATGTATGCCATTACTGCTCTTTCTCTTCTGCGTTAGCGTACTGATAGACGTCGCCCTCGCGGATACTCATGCCTGCCATCTGCAAGATGCGATAAACCAATCGGGGCTCGTCATCGATGGGAAGCTCAAAGTCTTGGTAGTCGGTAGACGACTGATTGAATACAGGCTCTCCGTTAGCAAGCGTAATGTAAGTCCACTTCGGGTCGAAGGGATACCGCACATACTGAGCCACCACATCGCCCGGTGCATACGTCGTTGCCGTAGGGTAAATGGTCACGACCTGCCCGGCAGTGGGGTTGTCGATGGTATACGCGGGGTACTGCGCCGACGGGGCCGTCAGATTTGAGTTGGCCAGCAGGGTGATGCGGCTGTGCGTAACGGGCTCAGCCTCAGAGCCATTGACCAATACCTTGTTCAGCAGGTAGTAGTCGTCACCGGTGGTAGCGGTGCTCGGGGTGAAGAACAAGTTGTTTGCACTCTGCGTCAGGGGACCAGACACGGAGAAGATATCGATGTCTTCGTTGATGCCCTTGGTCATATTGGCATAGTCCGTACCAGACATACGCGCGTTCTCCGCGTTGATGGCTTGGTTGAGACCCGTGAAGTAGTTCTCGAAAATCTCTAGCTGCGCCTGCTTAGCAAATAAGTTGAAGTCGGAGGGAGATACGTAGCCGTAGTTGTTCTTGTTAAGAATCGACAAGACGGTTTGACGGACTGAATCAATCATTCCCTAAAGATAATCATCTCAATACTACCACGTGACCAGAACGCTCAACCCACTGATTGCTATAGATATTCCTTGCCACGAAGTGATACACGTACACGTCGTCGCGTACGTAAGCCACCTCGTAACCGCCGTCCCACCTCTCACTGAAGTCTTTCGAGACCCACACCAAATCTCCCCAACGGGAATACACCCTGATGTCTATGCTGTCCCAGCAATCGTTGGGGGACTCAATAAACCAAGTGTCATTGACACCGTCGTTGTCTGGGGTAAAAGCGTTAGGGGCGTATATGGGGCACTCGATAATCTCTAGACACTCCTGCCCCGTCTGACAGTCTACCTCGACGATTATGGTGTCCCACAAAACCACAGGAGGGAGTTCGATATATGTGGTGTCGTATATCGTAATCGGCGGGACCTGAATGTATGTGGTATCATACTGCACCAAAAGAATTGTGTCGGGAGGGAGCTCGATGTATGTGGTGTCGTACTCTACTAAGAACACCGTGTCGGGAGGGAGCTGCACAAACGTGGTGTCATACTCCACTACCACAACGGTATCTGGCGGGAGCTCGATATATACCGTATCTACTATGACCTCAGGCAACGGCTCACCGCAGTCGCCCACCACCATCCAGTTGTCCAAAAAGTTTTGGTCTTCATAAACTCCGCAGCACTCCGGGGTGATGCCACCGCCAAGAGGACCTACCTCAGCCCACCCGTCTTCGTCAGAATACATGGTCGGGCCATAGCTAATCTGCCATATTACAATCTGAATGCTGTATCCCTCACTAGACCAATAGTCGATGACGTTAGAAAGCTCACAGCTCATAGAGCCGGAAAACGTGCCATCGATACAATCGTTCTGATATGAATTGAATACAGGGAATGAAACCGTATCGCCCGTATAGTACGGGGGGTCTAGAGAATCGTCATAGAGATTCGTCCAGTTTCCCGCCAGCTCAGTAGTCGTAGAAGAAAATACCCAGCCGGGATGATTGTTGTCGCCCGAGATAGAAAACCCAGACGGGAAGTCCCACCCGATGTTCATCGCGTTACAATCCTCATCGACAGCCTGAAAGCCGAACTGAATTTCAGACACCCCATCGGGGCCGCCCGTGCCACCGCAACCATTGGTGTTGTTGAACGCCACCGTCACCAATCCCTCTACGGCGTTGAAGCCAAGGAGCTCAAGGTCGCACTGGGCGTAAGAAGAAAACGGGAAGTAGAGTAGTAGGAGCCAACGCTTCATACTCTAAGGTCCAAAAAAAAAGCCACCCGAGGGTGGCCTTTTCTTATGATATCAAATTATGTCAAACTACAAATACGAAATCCATTCCGTAGGAATCTTTAACCATAGCACTGGCCCTAGGCCAAGGGTCAGTTAGAGCTTCTTGAACGGCATCAACCATCTTGTCTTTAAGCTCTTCTGATACGGACAACAATTCTTCATTCGACGCAGGTTCCTTCAACCAAGGGTAGACCTGATAATTTAAGTTGCCAGCAGAAGTAAATTCCATATAAACTTCTTCCTCCCTAGACAATGTAAAATACTCAACCTCTTCAATAGGCAGTGTCTGTACGTCACCATCCTTATACAACCAAATCCCTTGGGTGCTTTGAAGAGGCTTGTCTAGAGTCATGACTGCAAGGTCATTAACCTCGTCCCATTCCATCGCCACAATAGTGGCCACAGCCTTGTTGAATGAAGTCTTAACCTGCTGACCCTGAGATTGAACACGGTCTCCGACCTTATAGTTAGCCCACCAAAGCTTCGAAGTATCGGTGTCGGTGCAGTATTGCTTAAACGCAACTGCCGCAGTAGCAATGCTAAACCGACCTAGACGAGTGCCGCCATCGCTCTCATAGATGAAGCCGGGCGTCAACGTGATTTCGGTTTCGCTATCTACCGTTTCAACCGTTGCCCAAGAAGTAGAGTCCTCGGGGTTAAACAAAACCATACCCGGTTGAACAGCGTCAGTGACGAAGGCGCTGTTATTGGAGGTCAAAACCCGCGTCGCAGAGTCATAGTCATTCCAAGTTTTGGTCGCATACGAACCAAACATATTGGGCTGAACGTCGTCTACAATATACTTATACGGAAGAGTTACTGTCTTCATTATTAAGAAACTTCAATGTTTCGGGTAGGGAATCCAGATGGATATCGAGGCTCAATAATGACATCCGTTGGAGATGAGTTAAAGGCGTCAATTAAGTTGGCAGTAACGAACCTCGCGTAGTTGTAGTCTACGCCCGACAACTCATTCCCAAGATTGTCGTAAAACGAAATTTCGAGGATTACGGGTCCGCCGGTCGCACTGTTTCTGTTGTAATACAATCCCACAGCCTCCGAAGATGCAGATTCTGAATAAGCCGTGCTAACTTCACTGGTGTTTACCCAAGTGAGAGATGATGGAGTCTCGCCTGCGGACGAGTCATATATGAATGGGCCTAAAAACTTAGTCATTTACTCGGATTTGCGTGATGTCAAACAGACGGGGTGGTGTTGCGGCTTGCACAGGACCGCTTACTGCGCTCGAATTGATACACTCACGAATCAGATACGTAGTGACGTCATCGGTGGTGGCGAGCGGGGGAAGCGTAGAGGTGCTAATCTCCCAGCTGTAGTCTTCAGTTCTCGGAAGAATTGGAATACGGCTATTAGGCCCCGCATTATGCGCAGCGACAGCATTTACATTAATCAACTGCTGATACGGAGTCCCGTCAGTAGGATTGATGGTTACTGAAATGTATGTATCCATGACTCAAATGTACTACTCTGAAATTAAAACATCGAGCGTACGGAGGTGGTCAAGGCCCTCGTCGCTAAGTAGGTAAGATGTAGCCAAAGCCACAGGGTCTTCTCCGAACGGAACGGTAAGAAGTTTCTTCTTGTTTTCAGGGCCGTTGAACCAAATCTCGGTCTTGTTACGGCGGAAAGACAAAAGGTTGTCGTCAAAGAACTTTTGAATCTTAGACTGCAACTTCAAGTCCGGGTCGTTGACTACACGCATAAACGTATTTGGGTCTCGACGCACATAGATGAGCATATCGCGGCGCAACTCCGACGTAGTCATACGGGATGGGTCGATGCCAAGTAAGATGCGAGAGACGTGCTCTAAAGCTTCGATACTCATATTCTTACACTCGACAAGGGCGTCGACCTCAAGGTTAATCTGTTCAACTTCAGCGCCAGCGTCGCGCTCTTCGTTGACCTCCTCATACTTAACCCCATTCATAGGGTGGTAATGAAGGAACTCTTGCAATACGGGGTTGCTTTTAGGCACCTGCAAAAAACCGTCTTCAAACACGATGGGCTCGACAATAGCGTTGCCGTCTTGCTCGTCTTCAAAAGGGCTCTTTTGATTGCGTGCGTAACGCAAGGGGCGGTTCTCACCACGCTTTTCATCCCAGTACAGGAGGGGTTTCCCGCTGCTTCCGCGACCGGGAATCATAAAGGCAATAGGGGTACTCTTTCGCTTTAGGCGGTATGTTTTATTCTGCATGTTATTTTAATTAAGGGGGAGATAGAGGGGAGCACTCGTTGTGCTCCCCAATATCCAATTCACAATCAGTCTTCGAACAAGAAGAAGTTATTCGCTCCCATAGTGCATACAGCACGCTCAGAGAGGTAATTGACTTCCATCGCGTCGAGGTCGCTGGTCATAGCACCTCCGGCAGAACCTGTAATCCAAGTCTTGTAGCGGCGGTCCTCAGTCTCAGAGGCACGGTAGCGGACGTGGAGGAACGGACGCTTGGCGTTCTTACCCAACACTTGGTCGTAGACCGTGGTGCTACCGGCAGGAACCATCATGCCGTTGATACCGCCAGAGGCGAGACCACCACGCATGGTTGGGTCGTTCAAGTACTTCCAGTCAGACTTGTAGAAGTCGTAACCACGGCGGAAGCCCGTGAAGCCAAGGTTGAGAGCCATCTGCTCGTCGTTGTCGAACAAGCCGTAGCTAGTACCTCCAGCACCGTAGCTGTTTTGAGCAGCCAACATATCGTCGATGGCAAACCCGAAGTCACGGTTAACGAAGATGACGTTCTCCTCGATAGCACCCTGCTTGTCCAAGCGAGAGATGATAGAGTCGAAGTCAGCCAAAGCAGCGGGGATACCGCCAGACCAAACGTTACCACGGTCCTCAATGGTGTAAAAGATACCTTCTGTACCCTTATATCCAGCGGCAGAAGCGCCTGAACCACCGGCTGCGGTAGTAGCAGGAACAGCCTCCAACATAGAGGTCTCGAGGTAATCGTCGAAACGGAGACGAGTCTCGTGTTCGGACTTCATGTACCAGAGGTATCCGGTAGCACCGTTCTCGGTGGTTACTTCAATCCATCCAATCTGAGCCATGTCAGAACCATTGACAGCATACTTGTCCTTGAGGATGATGGGGCTCGTCTCAAAGATGAGGTCATCAGCTTCGAGGGAGCCTTGCATTCCGTTGGTTCCTTTTTCGAACTCAGAACCGTAGATAAATACAGTCACACCGGTGTCGGTTACAGCGCCACCGCCAGCACCCACATATCCACCGTTCTCGTAGAAAGCCACAGTGAACTGATTGTCAGCAAGGTCAACGTCGGTAACAATACCCTTGTTACTTCCGGTGCCATTGTTCTGGTCAAGCATCACGGTCTGACCAACGCGGATAGCGATATTATTCGCCGTGTGTCCGCCTTGGAAAGAGTTGGGTACACCCAAGACGTCATTGACTTGGAACGTCGCGGTGGGAGCGGCGGCTGCTGCATCCGTTCCACAAGAGACGTATTTAGTATGGAGACGACCCTGCTCAGCCCACTTGATGAGGTCTGAGTTAGAAGGCATCTCTGCACCTACCATGCGTAGGAATGAAGACACTGTACGGTTACCGTAACGCTCGAACTCCTTCTCATAAGTATCAGGGAGATACTGATTGAGGAAGTCGAAGTTGGTGATGTAGTTTGTTGAGAGCGGAATCTGGTCCGAACTCGGTTGGAGATTAAACCCCGGGGTTGCTTGCACTGAGCCTGCCATGTTTTCTTGTTTTTGTTTTAGGTGGTGCGCCGACTTTTAATCTTCAAGCCTCGGCCTGAATCTTGATTGACGGCACGGATTTTTAATCCCCCCTTCGACGTGGTCTGCGGTGTCGTGCGCTCTGACATGTTGATGTTTTTTGTCTTGCGCATAACGTCGTCCACGGCCTCAGCTTTACCCTGCTCAAAAAAGAACCGGGCAAACTTCTCAGGGTTCATAGCGACAGACAAAGACTTGTGGTATCCCGCAGCATCTTTCACGAGCCCCTTCTCGTCCAGATACTTGTTTAACCAAGCCTCGGGAGTTTGTTGGAGCTTCTTCAACTCTGTGCGGTCACCGGGAGTATAGACGTAGGATTTGTCGTCGAGGTTAAACTCAAAGCCCTTGAACTGTTCACTGAACACCTCGTTGGTCTTATCGTCAAACCACTCCTTCCTGCGCTTCTGCTCCTCTTGGTACGTCTTCGCCTGCTCAACGTATTGCTTATACTCCTGATACTCCTCAGAACTTTCCAGAGAGTCCACACCCCTTGACTCAAGAGGTGCTTTGTACTTCTCTTTCTCTTCCTCGAAGTGTCGCTTCGCTTTAGCAATAGCTTTCTTCTTGGCCAACTTGGCCTTTTTGATGTCGCCCTCGTCATCGAGGTCTTCATCGTATTTGTATTCCTCGAGAAGGATATCGACGTCCTCAGCATCGAGGCCATCTTCCGTCTCAAGTAAATAGTCGCGCAACAACTTCTCCCCGTCCGACTCGTCGAGGTTTCTATTGAGCTTGACAAAATCTTCCAAGCCACGGCCCGTCTCCTGACGGTACTTGTAATACGCGGCTACATCTTCGGGCAACTCCTGCTCGCGGGCCTCAGCCAGCTCATCCAAAGAGCTAATCTCCCGACCGTAACGCTCGCTTAAAAACGAACGCACCTCGTCCTCAGACAGGCCCGCAGGCTTACCCTCGGTTACTACCTCCTCCTCAACAGCGGTTTCGCCATTGACCTCTGCCTCATGCTTTTGAAGCAGCTCCTGCTCCACCTCTTGGATGGACTTAGATTCTACCTCGTTGACTTCCCGGACTTTGATTTCCATTAGTGTAAAATTATATTATTTATCGCGGACTAAACTCAGCCAAGTCGAAGCCATCTAGGCTGTCCTCATTCGACTCGAAATTCATTGGCGGCAAGTTATTCTTCCTCTGGTCAATAAGCTTGCTCTGCTCAGTATTTTGTTGACTAATGCGCTTTGCCTTGGCGTCCTCACGCTTGTCCTCACGCATCTGCAACTGCTGCTCCTGCATACCGTGGAGCTGCTGGTTGTAGCGGAACTCAAGGTCCATGAGCTGGGCCTTAGCCTGCGCCTCGGCCTGCATCTTTTCAATCTCGAAAGCAATCTCCGCCTGCTTGACCTGCATCTTACTCTGCGTCTCCGCCTGAATCTTTTGCATCGCCGTTTGCGCGGCCATCTGCTGCGACTGCATATTGTTCTGCGCCTGCATCTGCTGCTGCTGGAGCTGGAACTGCCGCTCCTCCTCCTGCTTAGCCACACGCTTAATCTTTAGCAGTTGGTTGGCGAGCTTAAGGTTTTTAATCTCACGGATATCGATGGCGTCCTCAAGGTCGATACCGCCCTTGCTCAAAGCCATTTGAATATTGGCCTCGAGCTGGGCACGCTCCTCCTCGTCGGGACTGACCTCAATAAAGACTCCGAAGTCGTAGATATACAACTCGCTAATCTCTCCGAGGATACTGACGTTATACTTTCCAATCTGGTTTACGAACTCGTCCTTGAAGTCGGCGTACTCAAGGATATCGCTGACGCGGTATGTGAGAGCCTCAGCCAGAGAGCGGAACATAAATAGGCTGCCGTCGAGAATGTGTCGCGTAGCCGTATTGCTATTGGCCGCAGCCAGCTTCTGCAAGCCCACCAAGCTATGGGGGTCGGGAGCACTGCCATCGCGAGCCTCGTTGAGGCCCGTTACGTCACGAATCATCTGCAAGTAGTGATTCATATTGCCAATCAGCATCTGCGTCTTAGCCGCCCCGCTGTTGCTATTGAGCTCCTGAATAGGAACCTTGCCCTGATTGTACTCTCCGTCCTGAGTATAGGAACGGCCCACAACGCTACCCGTTTGGAAGTATAGCCGAAGCGCATCCTCAGGGCTGTACGCGTTGCCCGTACCAAGGTCGACCTCGTTGAGCCCGTCAGCATCGATATACACGCCGTCAGGAACGGTGCGGGAGATGACCTGCTGGAGCTTAAGGTGCGTAATCTGGATGAGGTCGGCGAAAGGAATCATACGCCGCGTAAGCGACTCGATGACACCCTTGTACATGCGCGGAGCCGTAGCCACATAGTTGGGTAGGGCGTGCTGAGAAGCAGACTTGGGACGGACCATATTCTCCGCCACCTCCCACTTAAGCAAGATGTTCGTACCCATCACCATGACGCCGTCGTACCATACGTCGATGGTCTTCTCGACCTTCTCGTAGTTGCCCTCCTCCATCATCTCTTCGGGAGGGTTGAACTGGTCGTCCTTCTCAATCATACGCGCCCCGTCGCCGTCGAGCTTCTTCTTCTTATAGACAATCTTCTTGGTCGTCTTATAATTGAAGTACATCAGGGTAGCCGTATCACGGTAGAACATATCGTTCTCGTAGTACTGGGCCACGTTATAGTAGTCGTACCAGCTTTGGCTGTACTTGCTAATCTCCTCCAAGTCCTCGTTGGTGAGGGTGGGGTCAATCTTCATAAGCTCCGTGATAGGGAGCGTCTTAATCTCTCCCCAGTAAAAGCAGTCCTTGAAGTACGGGTCCTCGGTATAGCTGTATACCACGTTGGCTGGGTCGACATAAGATACCTGAACGCCAGCGCCGGGCAAGAACTCGTGCTTAACTACACTAACGCCCAACACAGTCAGGTCGTAGTCCATGCGCTTACGCAAGTCGGTATAGTGGTTCTCTTCGAGGATGGTATTGATGGCCTCCTCCTCAGCAATCTCGATAGCAGGCTTGTAGTTGAGCTGCATATATACCTGCAACTCCTCATCGGTAGTAGGTAGGTCGTCGGGGTTCATCGTGAACGGGTCGACGCCGGTCTTCTGCTGGATGATATCGAGGACGGGCTTAGCCACCATCTGCCCCTCAATCATATCCTGATACTTGCTTCGCTTAGCTTGCGAAAGGGCGTCCTGAGCGTAAGCCTTGACCTTGAAGATGCGCTCGGACATACCGTTGACGACGATGTCTACGAACTTCGGAAGGATAGGAACGGGAGTCCAGTCTAGATTCAAATACGAAAGGTCGCCGTCGATAGCCAGCTCGTTCTTGTACTTGGCGATGCTCTGCTCACCACGAGCATAGAGACGCAAGCGGTTGTACTCACCCCACTGATTGTAGAAGCGGCACTGGTTGCTGTCTTTTCTAAACCACTCGTATTGAATAGCTTGACCCACCATCAAGCCATACTCCTCGGTGGCCTTTTCCGCATCAGAAACAAACTGACTAGGGAAACCAGCGGTAGAGATGTTTATCTTGACGTCTTTCATTTACTCCAGTCGTTCACTTCGAGAACCTCGATTGTTGTACCTCGGCAAGTTAATGCTTATTGAACTCTTCTGTGACTGAGGCGTATAGAGGTGTTTTTGATTGGCCATCACCGCCAAACCACTGCTGATAGTAGCATCGAAAGCAGTACGATTGCTAATATCAAAACGCGCCCAATCCTTTAGCGTACGCACGAAAGGCATAGTGCCCATCTCGCCCGCATCGCGGAACGTGCCGTCCATATCTATTCCCACGTGCTTTTCAATATAGCTCTCGATAGCTGCGGCATGGGCTTGCTTAACGTCTTCAGAACTGTTGGGGATACCGCCGAGCTCGCGCTCCGTCTTACTCAGTTTATTGAAGTGCTTGTCGGGCCTATTCATACAGAACCCCCGGTACCCACGGTTCTTAAAGTGGTACAGTAGCCTAGGCTTGTTGTTCTCGATAAGGATGGGCATACCATAGAAGACGCACGCCATAAGCACCTCCTCAAAAAATATCTCTGCCGTCTGCGGGCGAGCTACATACTCTAAGAAAAACTCATTGGTGGGGGCATCGTCCATATGGAACTTGGTCATTCCATGAAGAGCACCGTTAGAACCACCACCGCCCACAGTACCACTAATGTCGTAGGAGTCACATCCAAAAGAACCAATGTGTTCATTCCCTGCATACTTAGTACCCCGCTTATCTATCCAACGATTTTGCATGCCCTTCGGTGGCGTCCAAGACACATTAAACCGCCCGCGCTTATCGGGGCTAAAGATGACCCGAGAGTCTTTGATGCCGTTCTCCCAATGGAAAGACCCGCGAGTGAGATAGTGTTCCTTAACAAGGCTGTCGGCATAGTCTATCTGCTGGTAGATTTTAGTGAGGTTGAATAGGCTCTGCTTGCTTTCGTCGCGGAAGGCATGAGACTCCGTACGTGGGAACTGACGGTAGAACTCGTTGAGCGCATCGGGGTCGCTCTTCATACTCTCTACCTCAGCCTCCCAGTAGTCGATAGCGCCAGACTTAATCTTCATCCCGTCAACGCCGTTGATGGGCTTCTCCGGGGCGTGGAAGACGGGGTGGCCATACTGGTCTATGAAGCCTTCCATATTGTACTCCATAGGGATGAACAGAGAATACATCCCGCTCTTGGTCTGACCATTGGCATTGCGTGTGCGGGGGTCGGAATCTTCGTACAGCTTCTTGAAGTTGGAGCCACCCTTAGCCAAGGCGTTTGACGTAGAACCCATCAGGCACTTGCCGATAATCTTACTTCCCAAGCGCAAGCACGTCTTGGTAACCCTCCAGTTGTTGAGGATATTGTTGGGCTTGACCCACTTCCCGCTCTCGTCATGGACCAGTAGGATTAGCTTCTCTCCGTCGTAGGAGTTGTCGTCAGTATTTTTCCAGTCGATAGTGGTGTCCAGTCCGAAAATCTCTTCGTCCTCCACATCGTACATATTCTTCTTTGTAATCTTCGAAGCAGGGATACGAAACGCCAGTTCCGTTTTCGGCTTATCCATGCCGTCCTGTATAGGTTTGAAGAAAAACGGAAGTCGGTTGGCAATGGGCACCACCTTATCCGTAAACATCTTCTTCGCATCCGAGCCTGTCTTTGAGAGTATTCCTACGCGTGAGTCCTTAGCCAACGTACCGGTATTGACACACTCCGAAGACCCCATGAAGGAGAATCCAGAACGACGAATCTTGAGGTACATCATACCAAAACATCGCATGTCAGCCTTGCACGCCTCCCAGAAGATAAAGAATATCCTATTGGCCTCACGGAAGTCAGGGTACCCCACGTCGATACTCGTCCACTGCAAATACATATAGTGGGCGCCAGTTACATAAGTCGGAACGCCGTTATTCATAAACCAGTGGCCTTCCTCGCGGCAGTCAAATTCTTTCTCGATATACTCTACCCAGTTGTCTTTAAACGCCTTGGGCATATCGTTCCACTGGAAGATGCTCTGTATTCGGGTTAGCGATTTAGGCAGCTCCTCGCGAACCCACCTGTTTTTTCCGGTCCCTAAATCTTTTGGCTCTGGAGGAAGGGCTATATCCAACCCGTTGATGTTGATGATGTCCCCAATCTGTCCCGACTTGGAGATGACCACCATATCGTATTTCTCGTTATAGCCATAGTGCCACGTCTTCGCGCGGTTCTTATTGGCTTTAACGGCCTTTGTTACCCTACCCTCTGCGGGGCGGTACAGCTTATCTTGAACGTCGCTCTGCAAAACCCACCTTGCTTTCCGTCTTGGTAGTTCCTGCCGCCATCTCCAACTCCTCTTCTTCGGAGTCTATGCGATTCAAAATCTCTAGCGCGTCGAAGATGGCCAGCTTCTTGGTAGCCGCCGCATTCTTCAACCTATCCGCTGCAAGGTCGTCGTCCTCTCCGGGCTTTAAGATATCCTCCTGAGCCACCTTAATCAGTTGCTCAACAGCTATCCGCCCCGCAGCGATGATGCGCTCCTTCAGTCGTTTTGAATCTTGCATGTCACTTGATGGTCGAACATCCGATATAGCTTTTCCCCGTCTACAATGAACTCATACTCACTCTCAGGACGGAACGTCACCGTATCACCAGACTCGATTCCTTGGCCCTTAAGATAATCATTAGGATATCTCATTATACCCATGAGCGGCTCCTCTGTTAAAGGCTTGAAGATGATAGATTCTTTGGGGGGTATAGGCTCCACAAAGCAGTACCTGTCGTGAGGCTCCCAGTCGCCGTCGCTACGCCACATATAGAACTGGTCGTAATCGACTAAGAACAAGTCGTCACGTAAGAAGCTGCGACCGCTCTGCTGGCGGCCCTTCATATCGTTGTAGTACTTGAATACGTTGTGGTGAACGAGGAGGGTATCGCCCACACCAATAGGACCGTCATAACCCAAGGGTAGAGCCACGACCACGCCTTCCCGGTTCGAGAAGCGGTGGTCTTCCTCGCTCGTATTTACGATGAGGTCTCCCTTGGTATTGTTGTATCTCTGTCCCTGTACGATAAACTGATTGACCGCTCTCAAAAGTTGATGTTGTATTCTATTGAAATAGGCATAGGCGCCGTGAACTCCTTCCATAGGATGACCACGTTGTCTTGCTCAATGTAGATGAGGACACCCCCCGTCTCATCGTTGTATTTAATTAAATGCACATGGTGGGTATTGCCGAGAACGGCCTGACCCACCACGTAACACATCGAGTCCTTATAGTCAGGACCGATACAAACCTTACGAATATCTCGCATTAGA